TACACAAACAATTTGGAGAACATAATGACTAAAGAGAAAGGACAAGAACAAATAGGATCAAGAACTTACTTAGTTGATTCTAAACAATTACAAGAAATAATGAAATATCTTATGACTAGACCATATGGAGAAGTAGCAAATCTTATGGCTATGTTAGCCAGGTTAAATCAATTAGATCCTAAAATTGGTGCAGACTTCGTTAAAAAAGAAACGGAGAATACCAATGGAAAAAAATAATATAAGCAAACACACAGGTCTTTTGTTTGAACTAAAGATAGGATTAAATAAAGACAATGCTATTGTAATTGACTATGGTGGAAAACCAGTGGGTAAAATAAGAGAGGCTTTAAAAGATTATAAATATCAAGCTAACTTATGTGCAGCAATTATTAATCATGCAAATTCTACTGGTAAAAAATTAGAAGAAGATATTAAACAAATGATACAGAAGGTATAGAATGAAAAAAGACGTTAAAGACATTATACAAAAAGAAGAAACACATTTAAATAATTTACTAGAACCATCTGATCTATCTGCTTTTAAGAATATGGTGGATGAATTAAGAGATACTTGGACTAAGAAACAAATGTTTAGAACAGAAACAGAAGCAAGGTTTTCTGTGTTGCAAGACAATAGATATCCAACTAAAGCATCTAAGTATTGGCAGTGTGTAAGAGAACAATCTACATATTTAGATAATCTTATGTCTTTATCATTTGATTACAGAAGGAATGATGCAAAGATTAAATGGTTAGGAAAAAAAATAGAAAAAGAAAAAGATGAATATAAATTAACTAAATACCAAATAGATTTAGATCAAGCTAAGTTTAGTAAAGCATCAATGGAAAAAGTTGCTAGGCACAGAATGAGAGAAATTAAAATGTGGTCTAAATTAAAAAAAGAATTTGATGATGGTTCTTTTGATACCCAAGATGTTAATAAGCATCAACTAGAATCTTATGGATTACAGTATCATGCTAAAGCAAAAAGTTTAAATAGTAATTCTAGTGAAGCTGAAGTATTTAATGTAATAGGCCAATTAGAATCACTGCAAAGAATAAAAAAATCTGGAGAATTAGAAAGTAGTTATAAAGAAAAAGAACAGATAACACAAAGTGATAAACCAAAGTCGTAAACTATTTTTTTTAGTTGCACTACCTAGATCTGGAAATACTTTATTTGCAAGTATTATAAATCAAAATCCAGAGATAGCCTGCACTGCAAATTCTGTAACTTTAGAAATAATGAAAAATATTTTTTTAATAAAAACAACAGATACTTTTCAAAACTTTCCAGATTATAAATCTTTAGATAATGTACTAGATAATGTATATAATTTGTATTACAAAGATTGGCCTCAACGAATAATTATAGATCGTGGGCCTGTAATGCTTAGTGGTAATCCTGGAAATTTTGAACTTATAAAAAAACATTTTAAACATAAATTTAAATGTATTGTTTTACTTAGAGATTTAATGGATGTGCTTGCAAGTTATATGCAATGGTATGCAAAAAATCCCAATTCATTTGTAAATAAGTTAGGAAAAAATGATGAAGAAAAATTACTAGCTTTAATGAATAACGAAGGAACTATTGTTAAAGAATTAAATGCAATTCAAAATGCATTTAAGAATCCTTCTATATGTCATTTTGTAAAGTATGATGACATTGTTAAAAATCCAGAACAAGAGTTTAAAAAAATCTATAAGTTTTTAGGAGAGCCTTATTTTAAACATCGTTTTAATAATTTAGATCAATTTAAAATAAATAATTTATCTTATCATGATAAGGCAGTTGGTGATAATATGCATAAAATATTTGATGGCTCAGTTAAAAAAGTATATAATCCCTATATAAAAAAAATACCAAAAATTATTAAGGAAAAATATGAACACATTAAATTTTGATTTTGTATTTTTAGGTCAATCTATTTTAAAATATCAAGTGCCTTTAGATATATTTAATACTATTAATTATATATACGAAACTAACTATCATAATCTTGAACCTGCAAATGATCAATTAGTCGGTAAGATAAAAAAAGAACATTCTTTATTTTATCATGGGGAAGATCAATCAAAGATGAAAAATCATAACATGTTACCGAGTAACATAACAAATTATTTTATGGAGATGTTTAAACATTATTTAATGTTTAATAAAATAAGAGATTATAATTTACATCTTAATTCTATTTGGATTAATGAAATGAAACAGCATGAATATAACCCTGCCCATGTCCATAGAGGTATGCTATTTACTGGTTTATCTAGTGTAATGATTTTAAAATTACCTTCAACATATGGTAAAGAATATTCTGCAGAACATGTTCAACAAAATGGTAGACTACAAATATTAGGTGCAGCTAATGGTCAGTTTGCAAAAATAGATTATCAGCCACCAATGAATCTTAGAGACTTTTATATTTTTCCATATGACATGAGGCACTGTGTATACCCTTTTAATGGAACTAATGAGACTAGACGAACTCTAGCTGCAAACTGTGATGTACAATTTGATCCAATTAAAAATAGAGGAGCCATATGATATACGAACCACATTGGAAATCTTTTATAGTAGAAACAATTAACCCAATATTTAGTCCAAAACAATGCCAAATGATTATTGATGCAGGCAGATCTCAGCCTAAAAAAGATGCAGAGGTTGGAAATGATAGGGGTATTAAAGGTGGAGTATTAGACACTAAAACAAGAACATCACATATTAGCTGGATTCCATTTAAAAAAATGTCATATATGTATAGAGATATAGAAAAAGTTATGAAGCAAACTAATGGAAATCATTTTGGTTTTGATGGTATGCAAATTACAGAACCTGCACAGTATACAGAATATCCAGAAGGTGGGTTTTATGAATGGCATGTAGATAATGATGTAAACATGGCACATGAACCACCTGTTAGAAAAATATCTATGACTTGTTTATTATCACCAGAATCAGAATTTCAAGGTGGTGATTTAGAATTAGTAAAAGAAGGTAAAGTTGCTAAAATAAAACAAGGACATGCTATATTTTTTGCATCATTTATACGCCATAGAGTAACACCAGTTATAAAAGGTAATAGAAAATCTTTAGTAATGTGGTTTGGGGGTACACCATTTAAATAATGTTTAGAGAATTACATTTTCCAACACCTATTTATATTGCAGATATAAAGCACCCAACTCTTAATGAAAATTTAGAAAGAGATATTATAGCTTGGTCTAAACATGATAAAGGTATAACTAGAACTAATGTACAAGGTTGGCACTCACCTACAAATATGGCTAAGTTACCTGAATATAAAAAACTAGTTGATATGCTGTATGCATGTCAAAAAACAATATATGAACAAGAACATTTAGATAGTGAACCTTATCTTGGTAATATGTGGGCTAATATAAATCCACCAGGTGGAATGAATAGAGCACATCAACATCCCAACTCATTATGGTCTGGTGTGTATTATGTCAAAGCACCTAAAAATTGTGGATATTTAAAAATAGATGATCCAAGAAATTGTGCATCAATGATTAGACCTAGACAAAAACCAGGAAAGTTACCTTCAAGATTATACAGAGAAACACACTATGAACCAATAACTGGTAGATGCATTATGTTTCCATCTTGGTTAATGCATTGTGTAGATCCCAATGAATCTAATGACATAAGAATATCAGTATCATTTAATTTTTTACAAAAAGGTATGTTTGTATGACATTTAAAACTAAAAAATATCAAGTAATTAAAAACGCAGTTAGCTATGAATTAGCTAATTTTATATATAATTATTTTCTTTTAAAAAGAGAAGCTGTAGATTTTATGTATAAAAATAATTTACACTCACAATCAACAATACTAGGCACATGGACAGATAAACAAATTCCTAATACTTTTTCTTGTTATGGTGATTTTGTTATGGACACATTATTAATGAAAGTATTACCTGTTATGAAACAACATACAGATTTAAATTTAATTCCTACATATTCTTATGCTAGAGCATACAAAAAAGGTGATATACTAAAACGTCATAAAGATAGACCTTCTTGTGAAATATCTACTACATTAAATTTAGGAGGTGATCCATGGCCTATATTTATAGATCCTACTGGATCTGACAATGTTATAGATGAGTATAAAAATATACACAAACCTAACGCCCCAAAAGGTGTTCCTATTACATTAGGTATTGGTGATATGTTAGTATATAGTGGATGTGAATTAGAGCATTGGAGAGAACCATTTGAAGGTAATGTTTGTGGTCAAGTATTCTTACATTATAATCATGTAGATGGTAAATTTTCTAAAAAAAATATTTTTGATGGTAGACCTATGCTGGGGATTCCACCAATAAAAAAGGCTCCCTAAAAGGAGCCCTTATGTTGCCTGCTGGGGGAAGTTAACGCTTCCCCTTTTTATTTTTTAGCTATTGTATTTTTATTTATACCTTTTTTTATCATGTAGTTTTGAGTACCATTAGCACCTGTTTCTACTTCTTTCTTTAAATGTATAAATAATTCTTTTTGTTTTTTATCTTTACTTTGTTTAAGTGCATATGCATTAATAAGTTTAGTATCTCTCATTATGCCCTCCTTAAATCATTCTTTGCTGCTTTAAATATTTTAACTACACTATTTTTATTCATAACTTTAGCTCTTTGTTCTGCAACAGTTAGTATCTGTATTTTTCTAGCAAAAGGTTTATTAACATTTTTAACTTTTTTTACTGTATCTTTTGCATCTTTAACAGTAGCAAATTTTATAGAGACAGTATCTTTAGGATTCTCATCTGTGTATAATCTTCGACCAGAACCTTTAGGCTTTTTACCTGTGCCTACTTTAGGATCTTTAGCCATACTAACAATTCCATGCTCTTAAAGCTTTATTGATTCTGCTTTGTGGATCATTAGCAGTTTTCTTTGAAGTAAGTTTTTTCTTCATTCCACGCATCCTCGCACAGAAGCTAGCCCTTCTTTTGTTACCAACAACTTTACTAGGTGCTTTTAAATTACCACCTGTTTCTTTGTTGTAACTATCACGACCTTTCTGATTTAATCCACCTTCAGGATTCTTACCTTCTTTTCTAGTCCATGCTGCTTTAGCCATTATGCAAAACTCCTATATTTTTTTACCTTACTTGCTATAGTCTTAGGTTGTTTAACAAATTGTTTACCTGCTGCTTTACCTTTTCTTTTAGCTGCAGTTGTAGCAGCATACTCAGAAGATGATA